ATGCTTCTTCCAGAACAGCAGGCGGCGACTTTCATAATAATGCAGGAAGAAGCGAAAGCCGCCGCCATGCGAGGGCAGAAGCCCACGGACATTTGGGAGGTCACGATTCCGGGGAGACGGTGAAGCCAATAATTCTATGCGGCTCCTCGGGCGGTTTGTCTACGGGAGTCATAAGAACATTGAGCTGATTGATATGCTGCACCAACATCGCGGGTTTGTCTTTCACTGTCCCGCGAAATACCAGCAGCACAGGCGGCTCAAGAATCACCTCAGAAACGAGCAGGGGATCGGAAGAACCTGAATTGACGCTGACCATGCCGACATCGTGATTAGCGTCAAGGGAGGCCTGAAACTCCAAGATGTGCCGCATAAGTATTTCAAACTGAGTATCTGCATAGCTCAAATTCGCAGGAGATACGGGAATCTCAAAAGGCATAAATAATCACCTCCTTTCCAGCGGCATTATATCAGACGCGGGAGCGGGAGGCAACGAAAGGAAGCAGAAAATGAATCGAAAAGATGCGCTTGGAACATTGGAAGAACTCAGCGAAAGAATAGAGAGCATCGACGAGAAGATACGGCGGCTGGACATTGCCCTTTCCTCTATCGTTATGAAAGCTCAGCTGAGCGACTGCCTGCTTGTCATCAAGAAAGTAGATGAAGAGAAAGCAAAGGAGATATGGAACGATGAGACGCGAACAGCTGTTTGATACGGCGCACGAAGCCTTTACTTTTCTGAGAAATTACACAAAGCATGGCTGGCTCGGCTACGTCGAGCAGGTCGGTGACAAGTTCAAGCTTGTCATTGCTTGCTGAGAGGAGGAAAGGCGATGAATATACAAGAGGCAGTAAAGGCCATTCAGCAGAACGGCGAGGCCATGAGACGTACCTGTTGGCTCACCACAAGGATAAAGATATGTGAATGCGGGGAATTAGATACTCAAACGCGCGAGTGCAAGTGCTGCTACTCTCAGCCGTGCGAATTTGGGGAATGCACCGCGCTGGTTGACGAAAGAGGCAAAATGTGGAAACCGAACATTGAGGAGCTCACGGCCACAGATTGGGTGGTATGCAACAAGGTCGACGATCGGGTAGCCGACAGACGCGCGAAAGAGTCAGAAAAGCGCATGGCGGAGGACAGGCTTGAACAGACGGCACGCCTCGAAGAGTGCCACAGGCTGAATATCATAGCCCTGATAACAGCCGGGGCGGCGCTGCTGATAAACGCCGCCCGCGCCATATTCGGATTTTAGAGGGCGCCAAAGAGCCTGAGGATGATATCAGCAACGCTGGAAACGAAAGGAGAACAACATTATGAGTGATCAGGAAAAAAGAGCCATGCGCCTTGAAATGGCCGAGAAGATAAGCAATCTGCCGGATGAATATGTCCGCACCCTGCTTGACCGTGCCACCGGCGCTAAGGATATGTACGACATGATGTGCGGGCAGCAGCCCGCACCCGCGGCACAGGAGGCGGGGAGATGATAGTAATGACCCGAACGGGCGAAGTCATTGCTCCACCCATGCCGAGAGAGCCGCAGCGGCGCGCCGCGCAGCAGGACACGCTGTGGGCGGAGGTGTTCCGGGCGTACCTCCGCCGCCACCCCGAGGCGCTCGATGCGCTGGAGGAGGACACGGAATGTATAAGCACGTGCTGCTGAAAGAAATCGGTACTGACCGGATACTGATAGTTGAGAGCTCTGGGACGCTCAAGGAACGGAGAGTCAAGAACTATCTGAAAGCCGGGTGGGAGCAGGTCGGCCAGGTTGAAAGCCCTATGCACGATTTCGAGTTGACCGCCGGATTTACATCTGAGCTTCGCACCAAGCATGAAAAAATCCTCAAGAACCTCGTTCAGGCGGACGCTGCCCTGCGTATCGCCATGGGGCAAATTTAATAAGGAGATGTAGCAATGAGCACAGGGACAATATGCCTGCTGATCTCGGCGGGCATCATGG